ACTGCAAGGAAAAGGCGGAGGTAACCGCGATACGTTCTGGCGTCCACAAGATGGCGAACAGACTATTCGTATTGTTCCTACCGCTGACGGCGATCCCTTCAAGGATTTCTGGTTTCACTACAACGTAGGAAACAATCCAGGCTTCCTCAGTCCAAAGAAGAACTTTGGTGAAGAGGATCCACTGAACGACTTTGTTCGGAAGCTTTTTAACGAGGGCACCGAAGAAAGTATTAAAATGGCGAAGTCGCTTATGGCACGTCAAAGATTTTTCTCACCCGTACTTGTACGAGGTGAAGAAGATAAGGGTGTTCGTATTTGGGGTTATGGAAAGCAAGTATATGAGCAATTGCTCAACCTTGTCCTTAATCCAGAATATGGAGATATTACCGATACTGATACAGGAACTGATCTTGTTCTTCATTATGGTAAGCCACCCGGAGCAAGTTTCCCACAAACGAAGCTTACTCCACGTCGTCGCTCCTCTGTCCTCTGTGATGAGGCAGTTGGTGGTGACGAACGATGCGCGGAATTTCTTGAAAGTATTCCAGAATTCGACACGCTCTTTGAGCGTAAAACGCCAGCAGAAGTAGGCGCTATGTTAGACGCATACCTGCTTGGTGAAGAAGGCACCAACGAGGGGACTGGTTCAACCACAACCCCTCCTCCCTCCACTGACACAGTGTCCTCTGTTGACGCTGCCTTCAACGAACTCATGGGAGCGTAATCCCCGCGCCCACAGGGAGGCACAGGGTTATCAGGTGCCTCACACTTTTATTTTGGAGATTAAATGAGAATGGCGAAAGCTAAAACTACAAAAGCAGGTAAGTTAAACTTATCTGATATGCGTGCCCTTATTAATAAAAGGGCTGGTCTGAATGTCGCTCACGACTTGACTGAACAAAACCCCACCGAGGTTAAAGAGTGGATTCCAACTGGCTCTCGCTGGTTGGACTCAATTATTTGTCGTGGTAAACTTTCTGGCATCCCCGTTGGTAAGGTTGTTGAGATCGCAGGTCTTGAAGCAACAGGAAAGTCTTATATGGCAGCCCAAGTTGCTGCGAACGCTCAAAAGATGGGAATGGATGTTATTTATTTTGACTCTGAGTCTGCGATTGATCCGGCTTTCCTTGAGAAAGCGGGCTGCGACTTGAGCAGCCTCCTCTATGTTCAGGCAGCTTCTGTTGAATTTGTTTTGGAGACTATCGAGGATCTCTTGGCAAACAATGACAATCGTATGTTGTTTATCTGGGACTCTTTGGCTCTGACTCCAGCTATCTCGGATATTGAAGGAGATTTCAACCCTCAGTCCTCTATGGCTATGAAGGCTCGCATTCTTGCAAAGGGCATGTCTAAGTTGACTGTACCCATTGCTAACTCGCAGTCTACCTTCTTGGTCCTTAACCAGTTGAAGTCAAACATCACTCGTTCGCCCTCTGAGGCTATGACGACCCCTTATGTCACACCAGGCGGAAAGGCTATGATTTATGCATACTCACTTCGCATCTGGCTGACTGGGCGAAAAGCTAAGGCATCTTTTGTCACTGATGATAAGGGCTTTCGTATCGGTTCAGAGGTTAAGGTAAAGTTGGAGAAATCTCGCTTTGGTACTCAAGGTCGGCAGTGTAACTTCCGAATCCTTTGGGGAGATGAGATTGGCATTCAGGATGATGAAAGCTTGTTTGATGCAATCGCTGGCTCATCCAATTTGGTTCGCACAGGCGCCTGGTATACTCTCTTGGACTCCTCTGGGAATGCCCTGGGTGCGAAGTTCCAAGCAACGAAGTGGACTGACCGAATGGCAGAAGAAGAATTCCGGTCAAGGGTCCATGAGATTATGGACGAGGAAGTTATTTATAAGTTTGACAAGCGCGAAGGAAACGCAGCAGATTTTTATGAAGAAAATGATGAATAATAAAACTAGTTATACGTCTATAGAACAGGAGTTAAAACAATGAAATCACTTATTACCGCCGCTCTTTTCGGAGCATTTCTTTCTGGGTGTGTTGCGCACGCTCATCCACCACAACAAACGCACGTTCGTGTGCCTGCTCACCAAGTTAAAGCTTGGGTTTGGACACCAGGCTATTATCGAGCTAATGGTGTTTGGGTACGTGGATCTTGGAGTGTTCAGTATGTTGAACGCCATATGCTGAATCGCAATCCTCGCACACATGTTCGCTGGGTTAAAGGACGTAAGCGACCAGTGCCTCCACCCAGGCAAGCTCGTCATCGTCGCCATCAACACCGACGATAATCAAAATGCCCCCACAGAAAACAAGTTGGGGGCATTTTTTTATTTAAAATAACCCTTGACAACACCACAAAGTAATGGTATATTATTATTAAGCTTGAGTGGTGGAATTGGTAGACACAAGGGACTTAAAATCCCTCGCCAGTATTGGCATGCGGGTTCGATTCCCGCCTCAAGCACCATCTATTATGAAACGACTATTAGTAATTGACGCTCTCAACTTGATGTTCCGAAACTACATCGTGAACCCAAGTTTATCTACAAACGGACAACCCATTGGAGGGCTTAAAGGCTTCCTCCAGTCTCTCCAGAAACTTATCAGGGAAACAAAGCCTGACCAAGTTGTCATCTGTTGGGATGGTGAAGGTGGTAGCCAAAGACGAAAGTCACAAAACAAGGGCTATAAAGAAGGTCGTAAGCCTATTCGTCTGAACCGCGACATTCGCAACCTAACTGAAAACGAAGAGATTTCTAATAAGATCTGGCAACAGACACGCCTCGTTGAATATCTTAACGAACTGCCGATTGTCCAGTTGATGCTACCCGCTGTTGAAGCAGATGACATTATTAGTGTCGTCGTACAGCATCCAAGTTTTGCTGGATGGCAAAAAGTTATTGTCTCATCAGACAAAGATTTCTTTCAGTTGTGTGACGGTGAAACCATTGTCTTTCGACCCATCCAGAAGCAAATCATCAACCAGACGGGGCTTGTGGAACAACATGGCATTCATCCAAAAAACTTTGCCCTTGCCAGAGCCATCGCAGGAGACAAGTCAGACAATCTTCCAGGCGTTGGAGGCGTTGGGCTCCCGACAATCTCAAAACGTTTTCCGTTCTTAGCTGAAGATGTCTCATATGACATTGACACATTGATGAAATATTCCAAAGAACACGCAGGTAAAGTCAAGGCATACACGAATGTGCTTGAAAAACGAGCAGTGGTAGAAGAGAACTACAGGCTCATGCAGCTTTACACACCCTCAGTTAGTGTACAGGGTAGACAGAAGATCAATTATGCACTTGGCAACTTTAAGCCAGAATTTGCCAAAACAAATGTAAAGGCAATGATGATTGAAGATGGATTTGGTGTTGTAAACTTCGTCGATATGTATGCTTGGATGAATAAGATTGTAGCAGATTCCCGAATATAAAACTATTTATTAACATGAAACTATACAACAAATGGAGAGAAACTTTCGGAGAGTCAAATAAAACAAATTTGAACTCTGAAATTCTCGTTAAGGGCTTTAAAAATTTTATAAACGAAGACAACGATCCTGAGTCCGTGGATCTGTCAAGTTTTGAGTTTCACGATGAACTCAACCAAGACTTTTGGAATCAAGAGGACGATAGATTAGATCCCGAGATTCGTGCTAAACTAATGGCAATTGCTAATGATTTCTGGGACTCTCTTGAAGTCGGTGACACTGAGTATGATGATATTACTTTCACTGGCTCACTGGCTGCCCACAACTACTCTCAGTTTTCAGATGTAGACCTCCATATTCTTGTTGACTTTTCCAATGTCGATGACAAGGTTGATTTGGTGCGAGAATACTTTAACGCCATGAAGTCTATCTGGAATCGTCTTCACGATATTCTTATTAAGGGCTACGAAGTTGAGATTTATGTGCAAGATATTAATGATCCCCACGAAGCACAAGGTCTTTATTCAGTGCTTAATGATGACTGGATTAAAAAGCCTACCCTTGACAAGCAAGACTTTGACAAGGACAATATAAAGAAAAAAGCAGCCGGTCTTATGGATCAAATTGATCGCCTTCAGCCGCTTCTTGACGAGGGCAAGTACGAAGAGGCAGAAAAATACGCAGAAAAACTAAAAGCTAAAATCAGTAAAATGAGAAAAACAGGATTAGAAACAGTTGGTGCATACTCTGTTGAAAACCTCGCTTTTAAAGTGCTGAGAAGAAATGACTACCTCGGCAAGCTTTCTGATGCTAAACGAGAGGCTTACGATAAAATGCTTTCAATCAAAGAGCAGCAAAACACCAAGGAATAATAATGGCAACGTTTAATTCATATCAGTCGGGATTACACAACGTAGGCTCGTTCCAAGTTAGTTCGAGCCCTTACGCTACAGCCTCGCTTGATATCAACCCTGGACCTGACTTTGCCAGCAGCCCAGTTGTGTTGCAAATTGATTTTGATAGAGTGTCAAAATTTATTGTTATAAAAAACGAAGTCTCGGTTGATTTAGATGATGCCCCTCTGCGTGTAGGCTTTTCTGAAAATGGCGTAAAGGGTACAAACTATATCGTACTTTTTAACGATGAAAACTTCACAGCAGATTATAAGGTCAGTCGTCTTTATTTGATGGCACACACAGCCGTGTCATCTTCAGCCTCTGTTATCGCAGGTATGACCGGCATTCATAGCAACCAATTAGAACACAACTGGTCGGGCTCCTTGGGAGTAGGGTAATGGGTTTCGGTGGCAAGTTACCAAGAGGGTATCTAAGATCCTTGGAGAGAGATTTTCCACAAAGAGATGAATTTAATACTTACACGGCTAGTGCAGCGACCCAGTTCTCAACCAAAGTGGAGCTTAACACTTACACTGCCAGTGCCGCAACCAGTTTTACACCGAGAACTGACTTCAATACCTACACTGCCAGTAACGGTTCCCCCGCAGCAGGCACAGGTGGCGGTATCTTCTCTCAATCGGCTGGCGGTGAACAACTTGCAACCAGTAGTGTTGTTTTTAGTGGTAGTAATCCAAATTCGCTCATTCTTAATGTTGAGGGAATTTCTGAATTAAGTGGCGGTTTAATTCACAAGCGTTTTGTAAGAACCAGTAATTATACACTAACGACAACTGATTACCTTGTAGCAGCAGATACTAGTGCAGGTTCATTTACAATTTTACTCCCAGATGCCTCAACAGCAACCGAGGGTCAGACTTGGGTTTTTAAAGATGAGGGCGGTGTCGCCCCAGCAAACAATGTTATTATTCGTCCTACAGTGGGTGGGCAAACAATTGATGGAAAGGCTGAGATTAGATTAGAATCATCTTATGCCGCAATCCACATGTACACAGATGGTGTGAGCAAATATTTTATTTTCTAGTCTTTAATTAAATTTAAAATATTTTGTAAATTGACGACAACCTCTCCTATATACGAGTGGATGGGGCTAACACATTTCGGATGCACACTAGTGGTGCGTCTGCGTGTGGAAACCTGCGTCCACATATTTTAAACTATAGGAGATAAACAAAATATGGCTTATAAATTTCAACATGGACAAGCAATCCTTTCTGGTGCATTAGATCAAGAGGGCTCCATTGACATCAAAGATGATGGCTCTGGAGAATTCGAGTTAAAGCACGATGGTAACACCATCCTTAACTCTTCCCGCGCTCTTGGTAATGTGACATCCATTTCTGGTTCAACGTCCATTTCTGGTCGAGATCTCGTTCTTGACGTTGGCGGTAAAGTTGGTATTTCAACTGACACCGACCTCTTAACACTTACTGCTAATCAAGTCGCAGTTGCAGGTAAGGGACAATTCGTAAACGCCGCAGGGCAAGCTTCCGCACTTACTGCTTCCGCTCGCGTAGACGCAATGGGTCTTCGCATCGACACAGGCGGTGTCATCGGAACCGCAGGAGACAATGATCTCTTGACACTTAACAACGGCTCACTCGTTATTGCTGGTGCGGCTCAGGTTAGCACTGGCTTGTCTGCAACTGGTGGAAACATCGGCGCAGCCGCTGGTTCTGTTTCTGGTTCTGCTGGACTCGCTGGTCGCGGTCTTACACTCGACGTTGGTGGCTCGATTGGTATTACTACTGATACTGATCTCATCGCACTGACTGCTAACAATGTTGCCATCGCAGGTGCTCTTTCTGCTTCTACCCGAGCAGATGCTAGAGGGCTTCGTATTGATACTTCTGGTATCATCGGAACCGCAGGAGACAACGATCTCTTGACTCTTAACAATGGCTCGCTTCTTGTTACTGGTCAATTGACTGCTTCTGTCGCAATGAGTGCTTCTTTAATTCAATGTACAACACTTGAGGTTGGCGCTGAATCTATTAAAATTGGTAGCACTACAATTAACGAAACCGAGCTTGCTGGACTTGACGGCATTACAGCCGGTACAGTTGCTGCCAGTAAAGCAGTTATCGTTGATTCCGACAAAGACATCACTGGTTTCCGTAATGTAACCGCCACAGGCGCTTTTGTTATTGGAAACGCAAGCATGGCTGAAGCTGATTTGGAGCAAATTGATGGCATTACCGCTGGTACTGTTGCTGCTTCTAAGGCTGTTGTCGTAGACGCTAATAAAGATGCTTCTGGCTTCCGTAACATTACTGCTGCTTCCCTTTCGAGTTCCGCTCGCTCTGACGCATTCGGTCTTCGTATCGATACAGGTGGTGTTATTGGAACCGCAGGAGACACAGACCTCCTGACACTTAACAATGATCAACTTGTTGTTGCTGGTGCTGCCCAAGTTAGCGCTGGCTTGTCTGCAACTGGTGGAAACATCGGTGCAGCCGCTGGTTCTGTTTCAGGCTCTGCTGGTCTTGCTGGTCGTGGAGTAACAATTGACGAAGGTGGAAAGCTTGGTACAAGTGCTGATGCTGACCTTGTGCAACTCGACGCTAATAAAGTTAGTGTTGCAGGTGTTGTCTCTGGTTCTCAAAGACTTGATGGTCGAGGACTTCGCATTGACACAGGTGGTGTTATTGGTACTGCTGGAGACACAGATCTCTTGACCCTTAACAATGGCTCGCTTGTCATTGCTGGTGCTGCCCAAGTTAGCACTGGTTTGTCTGCAACTGGCGGAAACATCGGCGCAGCCGCTGGTTCTGTTTCAGGCTCTGCTGGTCTTGCCGGTCGCGGTCTTACAATCGACACAGGTGGTGTCATTGGAACCGCAGGAGATGCAGATCTCTTGACACTTGCTAATGGAGCGCTTCAAATTGCTGGTGAGCTTTCTTCCTCTGGAGAGATTGACGCTCTTGCTGTCAATGCTCACTCTTTCGCAATTGATAACAGTGATTTCATTGATGCTGACAAGCACATTACTGCTGGAAACCTTTCTGGTTCTGGTAATCTTCTCGCTGCTGGTACAGTTCGCCTTGATGGTGTTGCTGCTGCAACAATCGCAGAGGGTGCTGACTTCTTCTACATCTTGGATGCTGATGATAACTTGATGAAGAAAGAGTCTGTTGCTGATGTCGTTTCCGGTCTTGCTGGTGATGGTATCAAAAATGGTGCTAACAAGTTTGCTCTTGACCTCAACGAGTTGACTGCTGCCGCTGTTGATGTTGCTAACGATAGTATCGCTATTGTTGACGCTAACGACTCTAACCTTTCTAAGAAAGAAAGCATTGCTGACCTTGTGTCTGGAATCGCTGGTTCTGGTCTCAACGCTAGTGCGGGTGTTCTTTCCATTCAATCTGGAGAGGTTACTCCAATTCGTACTGACGGCGCTGTTAATACCACTGCTTTGGTCGAAGGTTACAACTATATGACTGGCTCTGCTTCCAAGTCCGTGACACTTCCTGCCTCACCATCTGTTGGTGATGTTGTTGTTGTCAAGGCTGGTAACTTGGCTGACGGCGAAAAGCTTACAGTCGCACGCGCTGGTTCACACACAATTGACGGACTTACCTCTGTCGAACTTGAGTCTGACTACGCTGCTGCGAGTTTCGTATACCTTGTTGCTAACAACTGGGGTATCGTCTAGACCATACTCTTATTCAATTTTATTTGGATATTCCTGGGTGCCCCTCCTTGTGGGGGGCATCCTTTTTTTTGTAGACTATTTATGTTGGAGGGTTTTTGATGGCTTATAAATTTTCAAGGGGTGGACGCGAGTTCGGAGACATTGAGTTCGAGGGAGATGCGGGCACAGGAATTGATTTTGAGGAAGATCAGGTTAGTTTGGAAACAGGAGGAACCCAGCGACTCCTTGTTAACAACTACGGAGCAACAATTACAGGCTCTCTTGAGATTACAGGTTCGGCACAATCGTTACTCGTATTACACACCCGAGACGCTGATAATCTAAAAGAAATCGCTTTTTTTAAAGACGGCAGCGCCGCTGCTGCAATGCAGATTAATAGTGCAGAGCATTTTTTTATTGAAAACGAGAACTCAAAAGATATAATATTAAGAACCAACAATCAGAACACAATTAGAATTTACGGCTCCAGCCAAAGAGTGGGAATCAGTCAGCCGCATGGCTCAACAACAGCAAACGGGGCACTTGATGTCACAGGAGAGGTTATGATAACTGGCAGTCTCCACATTCAAGATAGAATAGTGCTAAAACAAGGCAGCGACCCATCAACATTAGATGATCATGCTCACGTTTATTCCAAAAACAATTTAGCAAACGAGGCTGAAGTGTTTGTTAGGGACGAGGCGGGCAATGTTACAAAAATCTCACCACATAACGAACAGGGCGAGTGGGAATATTTTTCAAAAAATGTTAAAACTGGTAAGGTGTTTCGTGTTAATATGGAAAAGATGATTCGCAAACTTGAAGAACTTACTGGCGAATCGTTTATAGAAGAGTGGAACGAAGATAAATAATTATTTATTTGACACACGACCCAGTTGTGTTATAATACCTATGTAATATAATATTCAGGTGTACATTTGAACTCGCAAGAGCATACTAATTTTAGCAAATACGGCAAATCTTTTCAAGAGGGTCTTGCCGCCCTCATTCTGCAAGATAGGGCTTTTTCAGACCAGATCCAAGAGGTGCTGGAGACGGATTATTTTGAACTAAAATATTTACAGGTATTCGTCGGCAAGATTTTTGATTATAAAAAGGAATATAGTGTTCATCCAACTGCTAAGATTCTTTTGACGATTCTTCGTACTGGGTTAGAAGAAGAAACAGATGCGGTAAAGAAGCAGACCCGAGATTATTTTTCACGAATTTATAACACTGATGTAAGAGATGAAGACTTCATCAAAAATACGTCGCTTGACTTTTGTCGCAAGCAAACGCTAAAAGAGGCTATGATTAAGTCCGTGGGTTTGCTGAAAAGTTCATCATATGATGAGGTTGCAAAAGTCATAACCGATGCTGTTAAACTCGGCAGTAATTCTGATTTTGGCTATGATTATGTTGCAGATTTTGAAAAACGTTTCGAGATAAAAGCCCGTGATCCAGTCAGCACTGGGTGGGATGAGATTGATCAGCTTTGTCGAGGCGGTATTGGAAATGGTGAGCTTGGTGTTGTGATCGCGCCAACAGGTGCTGGTAAGTCCATGGTGCTTGTACATCTTGGAGCACAGGCACTCTTACAGGGAAAGACGGTTGTACATTACACACTTGAGCTTCAAGACACCAGTATTGGTATTCGCTATGATAGCTGTATTACTGGCGTCTCCCTTTCCGAGATGCATTCTTTTAAAGAAATGATTTACGAAAAGGTACAGGAAGTACCTGGGCGCCTAATTATTAAAGAGTACCCAACAAAATCTGCCAGCACCCAGACAATTAAAAATCATCTGGAAAAACTTAAACAAAGAGATATAAAAGTTGACATGATTCTGGTAGACTATGGAGACTTGTTGAGACCTGTTACTGTTACGAGAGAAAAGAGGCACGACTTGGAATCTATTTATGAAGAATTGCGAGCAACAGCACAAGAAAATAAATGCCCAGTCTGGACTGCATCTCAAACTAATCGTTCAGGTCTAAACGCAGAAGTTGTAACCCTGGAGGCAATCTCCGAGGCATACAGCAAATGTTTTGTTGCTGACTTTATTTGTTCAGTATCCAGAACAATTGACGATAAGAACAATAATACAGGGCGGCTATTCGTTGCCAAGAACAGATTCGGTCCAGACGGGCTTGTTTATCCAGCCAAAATGGATCTCAGCAGAGTTAAGATTGATGTGCTACCTTCGACGGGCGAAACAATCGGTGAAATTCAAGTTAATGCCGCGAAACAGCAGTCAGAGAAATTAAAAGAAAGATATAAACAATTCAAGGATGGGAAATAAATTGGGAAAATTAAAAGACTACTTCGGTGGTGATGAGTTAGCGTCAAATGTATGGCTAACAAAATATGCTTTGAAAGATCAGAGTGGAAAGGTTTTAGAGGAAACACCAGATGATATGCACCACCGCATCGCATCCGAGTTTGCCCGTATTGAGGCAAAGTTTGGCGGCAAAAGTGCTCTGTCTGAGGAGCAAATATTTGATTTAATTAAGAATTTTGAATATATTGTACCTCAAGGCTCACCTATGATGGGTATTGGAAACAACCATGTCAATGTCTCACTTTCCAATTGTGTGGTCGTTGCCTCCCCAGACGATAATATTTCTTCAATTCTTGATTCCGGTAAATCTCTTGCCAACCTATTTAAAAGACGCTGTGGCGTAGGGCTTGATCTTAGTGAGCTTCGTCCCGAAGGCACACCCGTTAATAATTCCGCAGGCACCACCACAGGTGCTTGGTCGTTTGCTGACTTATATTCATATGTTTGCCGTATGATTGGTCAGAACGGACGCCGTGGCGCACTTATGATTTCGATGGATATTCGCCATCCTGATATTGAGAAGTTCGTGACCATGAAACACGATCTAACCAAAGTCACGGGTGCAAATGTGTCTGTTAAAATTAGCGATGACTTCATGGAGGCAGTACAGAACAATGGAACATTTACTCTTCGGTTTCCTGTTAACTCAGAAAACCCGAAATACACAAGACAAGTGGAAGCCGCCGCTCTCTGGCAGCAAATCGTAGAATCAGCTACCAAGACAGCAGAGCCAGGACTTTTGATGTGGGGTAATATTGAAAAATATCTCCCTGCCGAAGCATATGCCGATGACGGCTTCAAGACGATTTGTACCAATCCTTGCGGAGAAATCCCGCTCTCGGCTTACGATTCGTGTCGATTGATTTCTGTGAATCTAAAAAGCTTCGTAGATCGAAAGTTCCAAAAAAATACGGAGTTCAATTTTTCCAGATTTTCGGAAACTGTTGCAAAGGCTATGAGACTATCTGATGACTTAGTGGAACTTGAAATAGAAAAGCTTGATAATATTATTAAAGCCTGTGACACCTCCGATGAAGTCGAGCTTTGGGAGGAACTGAAGACTGCCTGTGTTAATGGAAGACGAACTGGTTTAGGCACACATGGCTTGGCAGATGCTTTGGCATGTCTTAACTTAGCTTATGACTCTAAAGAAGCGATGTCAGTGATTGATAAAATCTATGAAACTTTTAAAATCGCCGCTTATACAGAGAGCGTCCGCTTATCCGAGGAGCGAGGTGCTTTTCCAGTATTTAATTGGGAAAAGGAGAAGAATAACGCTTTTATCCAATCTCTCCCACCGGAACTGCAAGCACTCATTGCTCAGCATGGAAGACGGAATATCTCAATCTTGACCAATGCGCCAACCGGCTCTGTTTCTATCCTCTCTCAGACTTCATCTGGTATTGAGCCTGTTTTCCGAAACACTTATACTCGGCGCCGTAAGCTGTCTCACAACGAAACAGATATACAAGCCGATTTCATTGATGATTTGGGTGATAAATGGACTGAATATGAAGTTTTTCACCATAATGTTCGGGATTATCTTGACGCTAATAACACCGACGAGATTCCTGATTTTTTCACGGAATCCGACGCTATTGACTGGGAAAACCGAGTAAAAATTCAGGCAGCAATTCAGAAGCATATTGACCACTCAATTAGCTCAACAATTAATCTTCCCAAGGGCACCAATCCAGAGGTTGTTTCTCGCCTTTACCAACTTGGCTGGAAACTTGGATTAAAGGGCATCACTGTTTATGTTGATGGTTCGCGTACCGGCGTCCTTGTCACAAACACCGAGGAAGAAAAAGAATCTTTCCCACAACACCAGGCTGTAAAACGCCCCTCTGAATTGCCCTGTAACATTCATCATACAACTATTCAGGGAGAGAAGTGGATTATTTTAGTGGGCATGATTGACGGCAAACCTTACGAAGTTATGGGGGGTCTATCAAACTTAATTGAGATCCCTACAAAACATACTGAAGGGATTCTTGTAAAGCACCCTCGAAAAACAAAGAATTCAGTTTATGACTTGCGAGTTGGCAAGAATGGTGATACAATTGTTGTAAAGGATCTTGTCAAAGTCTTTGATAATCCAAACTACGCAGCCTTTACTCGCCTTATCTCACTTTCGCTACGACATGGAGCAGACATTCAATATGTTGTTGAACAAATGCAAAAAGACCGAGACAGCGACATGTTCTCGTTCGCCAAGTGTGTCGCGAGGGTTCTTAAAAACTACATCACCGATGGATCGGCAGCAAGCGACAAGATCTGCCCCGAGTGCGGCGCCGATGGACTTATTTATGTTGAGGGTTGCTTAACTTGCCGCAATTGCGGCTATTCAAAATGTGGATGATATGACAATTCATCGTAATATGTACGACAAAAAAGGAAAAACTATGCTACAGCCATTTAACAGGCACATTTTAATCACACCAGAATTCATTGAGAGGGAAAAGAAAAAAGAACAATCAGCAATTCTACTACCTGAAGACTATACAAAGGTAGAGGGCAAATACTGCACCGCCATTGTTCACAATACAGCCGAAGATTGCCGTTTTGAAAATCTATCAGTCGGAAGTCGCATCCTCGTTGATCGTGCCATGATTGAAGAAGTGGAGCACAATGGAGAAAAGCACCACCTCATCTTAGACAACTATGTAATTGCACAAGTTACGGAGTAAACAATTGACGCACCACTATTACGACTTTTTCATGACTTATGACCGACCCCTCAAAAAAGAAAAAGAACAGATTTCGGGATCAGTAGAGCAGAAAACCGAGAAGAAAGAAGAGAACAAAGAAACTAAATGTTCCGATACGGAAAAATAGCACTTGGGTGCTCACTAAGTTCGGCACTTTATTGTTTTTATAATCAAATACCAATGATTTATGTTGAAAGGCGTAAAATCCACCCATTTGAGTTTTTTAAACCCAATACCGATCTTAGTTTACTAAAAATAGAACCCCTGCGTTATGACTTGAAAATGTCTGACGAAGGGGTTGCCGTGTTTGGACCTTCAAAACAGCAGGTATACGAGAAAATCATGGTCTTGTTGTCCCTGTCTGGACTTGTGCCGTTTTCAAATTTAGCAAAATCGGCTCATATTGATAAAAAACACTTGAAAATTATTACAGAGCACAATAGAGTTTACAAAGTCGAATATGATGAACTGATCGTGTTTGATGATACAAAAATATCGGGATTATCGAGTATTTTAAAAGATAATAAAAATCAAAAAACACAGATTTTAGACTGGTTTGAGATTAACCAGGGATCCGGCACCAAATTGGACTATATTCAGACAGAGGGCGATTTTATAAACCAGATATTTTTGTACGAGTCAAAGCGACCTGACGTAAATCAACAATTCAAGGATTTGGTGGCAATATCTTGCCTAACATCAGACGAGGCAAAGTACGAATACCAAAACTCTGATACATATGCTCGTTTTAAGGTGTTGAGGTGCATGAAGGAGGCTGGAATTCGGGGTCCAAAAAACGGCAAAAATCCAAACTATCCAGAAAGGTCACAAGAGCCTTTCAAGTGGTTATCTCCAAAGATAACTTTTGTAAAACGTGAAATTGTACCACCTCCGATGTCGAAATATCGAAACACCAAAAAGATTAACTTTTGTTATGACACCCCAGAGCAGATTATGTCAAACAGCGACATAAAAATCAATTCTTACCCAACCAAGCTTTTGAACGCACTTTAATGGAACCAAAACCAACCGTCAAATTAACATCTTTTCATTTGGCAGGAATTATTCCTGTCGCTGGGCACAAGCACGATTTTGGCTTCCAGTGGGACAATGTTTTGATGCCCATCGCAGAAAATTATACTGCCTTGGAGAGAAGTGTGATGGAATGTGCTTATG